CGGAGGTACGCGCTTACCGGGAAGGTCGGCACGGCAGCGAGAAATGGGCGAACATGGCGCAGTTCTCGACTGCCACCGACCTTTTCCGTTTCCGCGTTATCCCAGGCGTTACGGTCACCACGGAAATGCGAATCCTCTGTAACGGGCATACCTTTGAGATCACTTCCGTGGAGGATGTGCGCGGAAAAGGTATGTACCTTGAGGTGCTGGTCGAGGAGGTGAAACAGAGTGGCTAAAGCAACATGGAAAATGCCGGAGGAGTTCCTCATGAAGATATCACGGCTTGCGGATAAGACCGACACCATCATTCCAAAGGTGCTGGACGCAGGCGCGGAGGTCGTGGAAAGCAAGGTGCGCTCCAACCTGGCATCTGTTATCGGCAGCGGAACAAAACTGCCATCCCGTTCCACGGGAGAGCTTTTGTCTTCTCTTGGCACCACACCTGCCCTGCAGGATAAGAACGGCGATTTCAATGCGAAGGTCGGCTTTGCCGAACCGAGGTCTGACGGTGACAGCAACGCCAAGATTGCTACCATCCTCGAATACGGCAAAAGCGGACAGCCTGCAAAACCGTTCCTGAAGCCTGCGAAATCCTCGTCCAAAAGCGCTGCCATTGAAGCGATGAAGGCAAAACTGGAATCGGAGGTGAACGGCATATGAGCCTGTTATCGGAAATAAAGACCGTGGTCACAGGCTGCGGTCTTCCTGTGGAGACGGGAGTATTCTCGGATGAGCCGCCGGATGAATATGTGGTGGTGACTCCGCTTGCGGACACCTACGAGCTTCATGCGGACGATGCTCCCGGATACGAGACACAGGAGGCAAGGCTCTCCCTGTTCTCCAGGGGCAATTATATGCAGCGGAAGAAGCGGCTCTGCAAGGCGCTCCTTGCCGCTGATTTTGTTATCACGGAAAGGCGGTACATCGGACACGAGGACGATACCGGTTTCCACCACTACGCCATTGACGTGGCGAAACTTTATGAAACGGAGGATTGAACATTATGGCAACAATCGGTCTTGATAAACTTTTCTATTCCAAGATCACGGAGGACGCAAACGGCAACGAGACCTATGCGACTCCCGTGTCCCTTGCCAAGGCAATGACAGCGGAACTGTCCGTGGAACTTGCCGAGGCTACTCTTTACGCCGATGACGGCGCGGCGGAGGTCGTGAAAGAGTTCCAGAGCGGGACGCTCTCCCTCGGCGTGGACAACATCGGTCTTTCCGTGGCGGCAGACCTTACGGGTGCGACCGTGGACGATAACGGCGTGCTTGTATCCGCATCCGAGGACGGCGGCGATCCCGTGGCTATTGGTTTCCGTGCAAAGAAAGCGAACGGCAAGTACAGATACTTCTGGCTCTACCGCGTCATTTTCGGCATCCCTGCAACGAACCTTACCACCAAGGGCGAGAGCATCGAGTTCTCCACGCCTACCATCGAGGGTACGGTTTACCGCAGGAACAAGGTGGACGCAAAGGGCAACCATCCCTGGAAAGCGGAGGTGTCCGAGGACGATACGGGCGTGACCGCCGAAACGATCACAGGCTGGTACTCAAATGTTTATGAACCGACCTTTGAGGGCGAGGGTTAAGGAGGTAACGCAGAATGGATGAAAGAAGCGCAATTGTAAAAATCGGTGGTCAGGAATATGAGATGCTCCTCACCACCAAGGCAACGAAGGAAATCGCCGGACGCTACGGCGGGCTGGAGAACCTGGGCGATAAGCTGATGAAGTCTGAGAACTTCGAGATAGCTCTCGATGAGATCGTGTGGCTCATCACGCTACTATGCAACCAGACCATCCTCGTCCACAACTTAAAGCATCCCGATGAGAAAAAGCCGGAACTGACCACGGAGGAGGTTGAGCTTCTCACCTCGCCGATGGAACTGACGGATTACAAGGACGCTATCATGGAGGCTATGTACAGAGGAACGAAACGCAATATCGAAAGCGAGACAGACTCAAAAAACGCACAGGTCGGGTAAGTGACGAAGAGTTATTTACCCGGCTTTTATATTACGGCATCGGTCAGCTTCATCTTACGCAGGATGAGTTCTGGCTGATGCCGTTCGGTCTGTTTATGGATTTATGGGAATGCCATAAGCAGTATAACGGCATTTCAAAGCCGAAACAGAATCTCACGATTGACGATGTGATCCCCTATGGAATCTGACGGGAAGGAGGTAAAGACGCATGGCTAATAATTTCGGTCTGAAGATCGGTGTTGAAGGCGAGAAGGAATTTAAGAAGGCTCTCGCCGACATCAACCAGTCGTTCAAGGTACTCGGCTCGGAAATGAAGCTGGTATCCTCGCAGTTTGATAAGAACGACAAGTCCATGCAGGCTCTGTCCGCACGGAACAATGTGCTGAACAAGGAAATTGAAGCACAGAGGCAGAAAATCGATACGCTGCGTTCCGCTCTCCAGAATGCGTCAGATTCCTTCGGGGAGACAGACCGCAGGACGCAGAGCTGGCAGATTCAGCTGAATAACGCCGAGGCTGCCCTTAACGACATGGAGCGGGAACTTAGCGACAACAACGCCGCTCTGGAAGAAGCAAACTCCAACTACGGCAGAGCCGAGGATGCGCTTGAGGACATGGATCGTGAAATGGACGATGTTACCGACAGCGCGGACGATATGGGCGATGAAATTGATGAAGCTGGGGATGCAGCCGAAAAGTCCGAGAGCAAGTTCAAGGGTCTCGGTACCGTCTTAAAGACTGTCGGTGCGGCAATGGGCGCAGTCGTTGTTGCTGCAGGTGCCGCTGCGATAAAACTCGGCAAGGAAGTCATATCCGCCTATGCGGACTATGAACAGCTTGTCGGCGGTGTCGATACCCTTTTCAAGGATTCCTCGCAGAAGCTCCAGCAGTATGCGGCGAACGCCTATAAGACAGCGGGTATGTCGGCAAACGACTACATGGAGACCGTCACGAGCTTCTCTGCAAGCCTGATATCCTCCCTGGGCGGCGATACGGAAAAGGCTGTGGAATATGCTGACATGGCCATCACGGATATGTCGGACAACGCCAATAAGATGGGTACCGACATGGCGTCCATTGAGAACGCCTACCAGGGCTTTGCCAAGCAGAACTATACGATGCTCGATAACCTCAAACTCGGCTACGGCGGCACGAAATCCGAAATGGAGCGTCTGCTTGCCGATGCGCAGGCTATCTCCGGCATTGAATACAACATTGACTCCTATGCGGATGTGGTCGAAGCCATCCATGTGATACAGACGAGTATGGATATCACAGGCACGACCGCACGGGAAGCGGAACACACCATTTCCGGCTCCATAAATTCCATGCAGGCGGCTCTTCAGAACCTCGTGGTCGGATTCGGCAATGCCGATGCGGATATGGAGCAGCTCTGCAACAATGTCGTGGATTCGTTCAAGGATGTGGTGGCGAATGTCACGCCTATCATCCAGAACATCGTGGCGGCACTGCCCACCGCAACAGGCGCATTGCTTGAAGCCGTGGCAGAGCTTCTCCCTACGCTCATTCAGACGGTGACAGAACTGTTCTCCCAGGTTTTGACCACACTTCTAAACCTCCTGCCGAGCCTGATTCCGGCAGCGGTCGAGGCGGTCATGACGATTGTGAATGCCATCATAGAGAATCTTCCTCTGCTTATCGAAGCGGCCGTCCAACTTGTGGCTACGCTCGTGCAGGGTATCGGCGAGGCACTGCCTACGCTCATTCCTGCGGCGGTACAGGCAATCGTGACCATCGTGCAGGGTTTGATTGACAACCTCCCAATGATACTGGATGCGGCGCTTCAGTTGATTATGGGACTGGCACAGGGCATCCTTGACGCTATCCCTGTGCTGATTGAAGCTCTGCCCGCAATCATTACAAGCATCGTGGAATTTATCGTGGGCGCTATTCCACAGATCATCGATGCCGGGATTCAGCTTCTTACTTCGCTGATTACGGCTTTACCACAGATTATCCAGGCAATCGTGGCGGCGATACCGCAGATTATTGACGGTATCCTTACCGCTATCCTCGGCAGTATCCCGCAGCTGATTGACGCGGGCGTCCGTCTGCTGGTCGCTCTGATACAGAACCTGCCGACCATCATCACCACGATTGTGAATGCGATACCGCAGATAATCACGAGCATCGTGAACGCGCTCATCGGAAACATCGACAAGATCATCATGGCAGGCGTTCAGCTGTTCGTGGCTCTTATCAAGAACCTGCCGCAGATCATCGTGGCAATCGTAAAAGCGGTACCGCAGATCATAGCCGCCATCGTGAAGGGCTTTGCAAGCGGTGCGTCACAGATGGCTCAAATCGGTCTGAACCTCATCAAGGGTATCTGGAACGGCATCGGGGACGCCGCATCCTGGCTATGGAGCAAGGTCAGCGGTTTCTGCTCGAACCTGCTCAGTAAGATCAAGGGCTTCTTCGGAATATCCTCACCGTCTAAGGAGATGGCGTGGGTCGGCGATATGCTCACGGCGGGTCTTGCCGGAGGTATTGATGATTCGGCAAAGGTCGCTATCAATGCCACGCAGGATTTGAACAAGGGCATCATGGATGTAATGGACGGACTGGCGGATGATATGCAGTCTGCCGTTCCGAGCAATTTCAACCTTGACGCGGATGCTACGGTGCGCTCCGTGGCAAGCGGTATGTCCGGCGTGGGTAGCGGCAATTCCTATGGTGCGCTGGTTTCGGTCGGACAGATGATCGTCCGCAGCGAGGACGATATCCGCAGGATTTCGCAGGAACTTTATAACCTGATACAGACTGGCTCCCGTGCGCAGGGGCGCTTTTCAACGGCTTAAGGAGGTGCGCTGAATGGGTTTTACATACAACGATACGGCATCTGCCGATATGGGGCTTAAGGCACGGCTCACCTCCTGGCAGGTGTGCGGAGGGCTGCGAAACTATACGGCGTCCATTCCCGGCAAGAGCGGTGTGGCGGATTTCGGAGCGGATTTCGACTACAGAGAGATCAATGTCTCCTGCAGTATTGCTCCGAAGAGAAACTTTGCATCTCTTGTTTCGGTACTGGACGATATATCGCTCTGGCTCGATCCCACGGACGGACTGAAACAGCTTGTTTTCGATGATGTGCCGGACAGGTACTTCATGGCACGGCTTTACGAAAAGGTGGACTGCGAAAGGCTACTCGTTCGCTCGGCGGGTAGCTTCGATTTGAAGTTTTTCTGTCCCGATCCCTTTGCCTACGCTGTGGAGGATGAGGAGTTTTCCATTACTTCCACCGGAACGCATACGGTCAGAAGGACGAAAGGCAATGTGGCGTCCAATCCCGTGTACCGCATCAAGGGCGTGATCTCCTCCGGCGTAAGTAACTACATCACCATTATCACGAACGGTTCACAGCTTAAAGTGGTGAACGCTGCTCTTGCGGCAGCGGAAACGCTGGTGGTCGATACGGATATGATGACCGCCTGGGTGGAGGACGCAAACGGGAATGTCCTGCGGAACGGACTGCCGTATCTTTCAGAACTGAACTTCCCAACGCTTTCTGTCGGGAATAATACAATCGCTGTGGCGGCGAACAACGCCACATTTACAAGGCTTGAAATTGAAGCCAAGAGCAGATGGAGGTGACGGCGGATGTCCTTAAAAACGATACTGAATAAACAGACGGACTTCACGGGTGAGTTCCCGGCGGAGTACGCAAAGGGCGGTCTGTGGCGTTTCAACGAGGATGCTCCCGATGCCGACACCTGCCTTACTGATTCCTCCGGGAACGGCAGGAAGGCATATATCAACAAATGGAGTGGAACGACCGCGTCTCTGACTGACGGTGTGTTCGGCTCCTATTTTCGCATGAACATCAACAATCCATCCTCGGAGCAGACCTATCTGAAGGTCACGAATGACGGCACGATATTCTCCGATCTTGGGGAACGGATCATCGTGGGCGGCTGGATGCGACCGACCACCTATTCCGTGGGAAACACATACACGCCGATTCTCTCTACCCGAGGTGGTACGGGACAGCCGATTTTTTATCTGTCCCTCATCCGCGGAAAGCCGAGATTGATGCTCTACAATTCCTCCGGCTCCCTGATATTGGATACCTCGGTCACGCCGTCCTTCAATCTTGAAAATGCCAAGTGGTACTTCATCGCGGCGGTGATCGAGCCGGACAATAAAAAAGCCTGGTACGTGGTCGGCGATAAGGACAGCGGTACGGTGTGGAAATCCTCCGCACTGACCTTCACGGGTGAACTGAACCGCTCCTGCACGGCAGACCTAATCTGGGGAATGCTGAACAGTTCCTACTGGTATGCAGGCGGCTTTGACGACTGGTTTTTGAACTGCGATTCGGAACTTACCGCTGATGACCTTATGGATTATTTCCGCTCTGCTGTTATGGCGAATGCAGGAGATACCACGGGAACTGTTGACGGAATCACCGAGCCTGGAACGGTCACGCTCCGTGCTTCGAGTGGCGTCTATCCCACAGAAGGTATCCTTACCACGGCGGCTGCAGAGTGCAACCTGTCCGGCACGGGTCGTGTGTCTGTGACGAGCGAGTATGTCTCAGGCACGACCGCTGTTTCCCTGGTGGAGACTTCCACAAGTGATGATCTTATCACATGGAGCGATTGGGTGGCGGTCCCTTCGGACGGCAAACTGGCGTCTCCCAACAGGGAGTACATCCGATTCCGGGTGACGCTCACAACGACCGAGACGAACCTGACACCGAAGGTCGTGGATATACGGCTTTACGATATCCCTCGCTCTCCCTATGAGAAAATCGGCTATGCCCGTCCCGTTGTTCTTGACAGCAACGGAGCGTGGGAGGCGGTGCTTGAAAATGCCTATGACATCATCGTAACGGGCGAGATCAACGGCGAGGATACGCTTTCCTTCAAGATTCCTTACCGGGATAGCAAGCGGTCATATATCGACAGCGAGAAAAAGATACAGATCGTGGACGATATCTACAAGGTGCGCACAGTCAAGGATACAAAAGATACCGAAGGCAACGCCATCACAGAGGTGTATGCCGAGGCGGAGTTTTACGATCTTACCTTCTCTGTCAGAAAAGAGGAACGCAGCTTTGAAGCTGAAACTGCTGAAGTGCCTATGGCTTATGCCCTTGCCGGCACGGAATGGGCGGTCGGCACGGTCAACGTGCGCACCAAGAGGACATGGACAAGCAGCGAGAAAAACGCTCTGTCCATCCTCCGAAATGTGGCAAACCTGCACGGCGGCGATCTGGTCTTTGACTGCGCCAACAGGCTTGTGCATCTCTTAACCGTGAGCGGCAAGGACAGCGGTGCGCTGTTCGCCTATAGAAAGAACATGAAGTCCATACAGAGGGTGGTCGATACCCGCAGCCTTGTGACCAGACTCTATGCCGTAGGCGCAGACGGGCTGACTTTTTCCGACATCAACGGTGGCAAGCCCTATGTGGAGGACTTTTCCTATACGAACGAGATACGCATTTCCACGCTGGACTGCTCGTCCTTCACAAATCCGTATCAGATGAAGGAGTATGCGGAGATGCGCCTTGCACAGTACGCCAAGCCGACTATTTCCTATGTGCTGAACGCTATGGATTTATCCGTCCTTACGGGCTACGAGCATGAAGCATGGGAACTTGGGGACTATGTGCGTGTAGAGGACAAGGAGCTGGGTATTTCGGTCACAACGAGAATCGTTCGCCGGGAATACAACCTGCAGGAGCCGTGGAACACGGTACTTGAACTATCCACCACGCTGAAGAACCTCGGCAGTTCCGCAAGTCAATGGGACAACGCAGCAGACACCTTGGAAGGCACAAGCATGGTATCCAATGACGATATCCGTGAAATGGTGCCGTTCAACCTTCTGCGAAACTCCCGTGCTGACGATGGGCTTGCCTATTGGACGAGTTCCGGCTTTGTGGCTGATGGCGATAACGGTGCATCCGGGACGGCATCCTTCAAGGCAGAGGGCGTATCAGGCATGACCAAGAGCCTGTCGCAGACTGTGTATCCCGCCAACCGTGACAGTTATACGATCTCGGCGCAGATCGGCTCGGAGGACTTGGAGAAACTTTCAGACTCCTCACAGGTCGGAATCGAGGTCATCATCGAATACGAGGACGGTACGACAGAGAGCCGTTTCATTGACTTGTACTGATGGAGGTGGGCTATGGTTTATTTTTCAAAAACACAGGCGAAGGTATCGCCGGAGCATTATGGGGACAGGATCAAGTCCATCACCGTCCGTATCTGCGTCACGAACTGCACGGGAAAACTCTATGTGACGGACATACTCCTCCAGGCGGGAGCGGTCGCTACGGGATGGGTAGGACATCCCTGCGAGATCAAGTGGACGCTCGATGGGTAACGTCAGATTCATCCGCCTTGCGGAGGTCGTGAACAAAAAACAGGATAAGCGTGTCGTGAGCGTAACGGTGGTTCCTACCATCACCGATTGCTCCGGCACGATTTATTTTACCGACCTTCAGCTGCAGGAAGGTCCCGCTCTGACGGGCTATGCTCCGCATACGGAGATTTGCCTAAAGGAATCAGAGAATGCTTCTGTTTGGTTCAACGGCATCGTCCGCTCGGAAGAAACGGTGATTCTCTTAAACCTCGGTGGTACATCGGCAGGGCTTGATATCAACCTCTATCCAAAACAGTACATGGAGGGCGGCTCTGTCACGCTGGCACAGGGTGTCGGCGGTCAGAAAGCGACCTTCCCGAATGCTATGAACGCTGGGGACAATGTGGCTCTGCTGGCATCCAAGAGGGAATGCACGAGGAACGGAGCGAAGGAAACGAAAGAGGGTTTTTATCAGTACAGTGCGGCGTGGGATTCCAAACACATCGTGTCCCTTCCGCAAGGAAAATCCGCGCAGCTTTTATATTCGATGCAGGAAATGGACGATGGAGGTGGACTGCTCTGATGGACACATTAAAGGGAAAGAAAATCATGGTGTGGACTTTTATGGGCAACACCAGGATGTATAACGC